GTGATCGTGATACACGACTTGACCAACTCATCGCCCGGATAGGTGCCGCCATCGCTGTTGAGCGTACATTGGGTGGGCTCTGCGACTGGGTCGAGCCGGCAGCCCCGGAGCCTGTCGATCTCGCTGTTGAAGGGGCAACCAGCCTAAAGGCAGCCGTCGTCCCCATCATGCTACATTACTCGCTGGCCGATCCACTTGGCTGAGTGGGTTCCGGGGGCGGGGTTATCATTCTCAGATGGCCCTCGATCATCGCGCCAGCTTCTACGGTCAATTTGGTGTAATGAACTGAGCCGTTGATTTGGCCGGAATGGGCAACGCGGACATCCTCCGCGATGACTGCACCAACGACAACGCCTTCAATCGTTGCCTGCTTGGCCGTGATGTCGCCCTTGACATTGGCCCAGTGCTCAATCGTCACGATCTCGCCGGTAATGTTGCCGACAATACGCGCTTGAACAAGTAATGGGCCTTTGGTGGTGATATCGCCCGTGACTTCGAGATCCGGTGCGAGGACGGAAGGTTTTGCAGTGCTTGGTGTGAGAGTGGTCATTCGAGGTCTGCGTTCGGGTCGTGTCTGTACCAAAAGTGCGTTGGCTGCGCATATGCCACAGAATGAATTGACTTTGCACCATATGCAACTGGTGCGCCTTTAACCAAAATCCGCTGAAAAGGATACCAAAATGGCACGAGCCCATGGGGCGCGGGCGCAAATGGCGCTGGCGTTCGAGACCGTCTATGGCACTGCGCCCGCCACAGGGTTCCGCACGGTGCCCTTCGCCAGCACCACGCTCGGCTCTGAGCAACCACTGATTGCCTCGGAGCTCTTGGGCCAGGGGCGCGACCCGCTGGCCCCAATCAAGGATGCGGTCACGGCGGATGGCGATGTCGTAGTGCCGATTGATGTTGAGAACTTTGGCCTCTGGCTGAAGGCCGCCTTCGGAGGTCCCACGACCACCGGCACGACGCCCAAGACCCACACGTTCCAGTCGGGCAACTGGTCGCTGCCAAGCATGTCCATCGAGACGGGTATGCCCGAAGTACCGCGCTATGCGATGTACACGGGCTGCGTTTGCGACCAGCTGAGTTGGCAGATGTCCCGATCGGGGCTTCTGACTGCAACCGCACGGCTTGTGGCGCAAGGGGAGACCGCCGCCGCTGCCACGGCTGCAGGTACGACCACGGCCCTGTCGCAGCAGCGCTTTGGCCACTTCAACGGATCCATTACCCGCAATGGGATACCGCTCGGCAATGTCATCTCAGCGGAGGTCACCTATTCCAATGGCCTCGATCGGATTGAGACCATCCGCGCGGACGGCAAGATCGAGGGTGCGGATCCCGGAATGTCGTCCCTGACCGGGCGGATGGAAGTGCGCTTTGCCGACACGGCCCTCATCACCCAAGCCATAGATGGCACGCCTTGCGAGTTGGTCTTCGCCTGGAGCCTTGGGGCAAGTGCCAGCTTCACCTTCACGGCCCATGCCGTCTACCTGCCGCGCCCCCGGATCGAAATCCCGGGGCCTCAGGGCATTCAGGCGACCTTCGAGTGGCAGGCGGCCAAGGCCGCAAGTCCCGCGCGTCTCTGTACCGCCGTCCTCGTCAACACTGTCGCCTCCTACTGAGAGACCAAAGCATGCTGACACTTGATCTCACCAACGCGCCCTTTTGGTGCGACCTTGTCCCCGGCGTGCGGGTGAAACTCCGCCCGCTCACCACGGCGCTGATGGTGGCCGCACGCAGCGACCCCGCGATTGCCGACCTTCCGAAAGAGGCGAGGACGGAGGAGGCTGCACTGGCGATGGCCAAAGCGCTGGCGCGATCCGCCATCCTTGACTGGGAGGGGATTGGGGACGCTGAGGGCGAGCCATTGCCGGTAAGCCCTGATGCCATCGATGCGCTTTTGGATATCTGGCCGATCTTCGAGACGTTCCAGACGGTCTATGTCGCGAAGGGCCTGCTGCTGGACGCGGAAAAAAACGCCTCATCGCCCGTGCCGAGTGGGAGTTCGGCGGGGGCGACGGCTACTGCGCAGCCTGTGAATCCGTCTGCCCCGACTGCCCCGCACGACTGAACCAGCCGCTCACACTTGAGGGTTGGCAGGTCTGGGATCTTGTCGGGCGCCTTGGGGGGCAGTTGCGCATCGGCCCCGGCGCTGTGATCGGCTGGGACATGAACGCGGCCTTTGCGCTTGGTGCGTCCCTCGGCATTCCGGCCCCAGCGATCGCTGAACTTTTACCTGCCATCGAGGCGGTGATGGTGCGTAAGGTAAATGACCGGCTCGGCTCAGGCGGCCTTTAGAGGTGTGATGTGTGAGACGTCGATTGTCTCTCGGGCACGCGCCAAATCCCAAGCGCGCTGGAGGTTCATCCAATACTCTGGCGTGGTTGAGAAAAACTGAGCAAGCCGCATCGCAGTATCAATCGTGATGGCGGTCTGGCCTTTAACAAGGCGCTCGATACGGGTTCTCGGCACTTCGAGCCTGCCGGCGAGCGAAATCGGGCTCATGTCGAGTGGCATGAGATAAAGCTCCGCCAGGACTTCGCCCGGGTGGGATGGATTGGTTACGAGGCTCATGTTTAGCCCTCCTAGTGATAGTCCAGAATCTCGACCTCGGCAGGTCCCTGATCGGTCCAGATGAAACAAATGCGCCATTGGCCGTTGATGCGCACCGAATGTTGTCCTGCACGGTCACCGCTCAAAGCTTCCAAATGGTTGCCGGGCGGGAACCGCAAGTCTTCGAGAACGACGGCCGCATCCAAGGCTGAAAGCATGGCGCGCGTTCTCTTAACCAAGTCAGCAGGAAAGCCTTTGCCGAAGCGACCTTGAACCGCTCCAGCGGCAAGCTTTCCACGTGTGCTGAAGATCATAATGGCATGTATCATCATGTGATACATATTGCAAGGGCAATACCGTGGCCGAAAAACGCATCTCTGTCCGGCTTGCAGCGGTGGGTGGCCGTCAAGTTCGTGCTGAGCTGGAAGGTGTGGGCCAGGCCGGATCCAAAGGCTTTGGACGTCTCTCACGCGAGATGGAGCTGGCCAACGCCCGTCTTGCGGGTTTTGCGCGCAAAGCCGGAATTGCCCTTGGAGCTGCGGCCGCGGCAGCGACAGCGTCGCTGGGCGTTATTGTGCGATCCACGGCACAGAGTGCTGCCGAGATCACCCAGTTTGCCCAGATCGCCAATGCCGCGCCGGAGGCTTTCCAGCGCTGGACGGCCGCATCGGTGACGGTCGGGATCGAACAAGAGAAACTCGCCGATATCCTTAAGGACGTGCACGACCGGGTGGGGGACTTCCTGCAGACGGGCGGCGGCCCGATGGCAGACTTTTTTGAGAAGATCGCCCCAAAGGTGGGGGTAACGGCGGAAGAGTTTGCGCGGCTCTCGGGGCCTGAGGCGCTGCAGCTTTATGTCTCAAGCTTGGAGAAGGCGGGCGTCAACAGCCAAGAGATGACCTTCTATCTTGAGGCGATGGCCTCTGATGCCACGCGGCTCATTCCCTTGCTGCAAAACGGTGGCGTAGAGATGGCGCGGCTGGGCGAGCGGGCGGCGGGGCTTGGGGTGGTGCTTGACCAAAAGGCGCTCAGCGCCTTGCGACGGGCAGAGATGGCCCTGATCGGCGTGGGCCAAGTCTTTGAGGGCATGCGCGATCAGATCGGCGCGGCTTTGGCGCCTGCGGTGGCGGCTCTCGCCGAGGGGTTTGTGCGGCTGGCGGAGGTTGGTGGGCCTATCAATCGGGCCTTCACCGCCGTAATCGACAATCTCGGCCGGCTGACAACCTATGCCGCAACTTTTGCGACGGTCATGGTGGGGCGCTGGGTGGTGGGATTGGCTGCTGCGGCCCTCTCCGTGAAGGGCCTCGCCACGGCGCTGGTCTTTCTGCGCGGCGCTTTGATACGCACTGGGATCGGCGCGCTCATCGTGGGCGCGGGCGAGCTTGTTTACCAGTTCACGCAACTTGTGGGCAAAGTCGGTGGGGTTGGCACCGCCTTCGGCCTCTTGCGTGATGTCGCGGCAGAGGCCTGGGATCGCCTTGCGCTGGCAGCCACAGCGGCGTGGTCGCGCGTTGAGGCCGGCTGGGTGGACACACAGGCGGGGATTTACGGTGGGCTGCAATCGGCGCTGTCGGCTGTGGTAGCCTGGGGCAATTCTGCTGTCGGGACGTTCCAGGGCGCTTTTGACGGGGTGAAGGCGATCTGGGGCGCGCTGCCGCAGGCCATCGGGGATTTTGCCTATCAAGCGGCGAATGGACTGATCGGTGGTGTCGAGTCGATGTTGAATGCGGTGGTTACGCGCATCAACAGCTTCATCGAAGGTCTGAACGCGGCGCTGGCCCTCCTGCCTGATTGGGCGACGGGTGAAGCTGGCCTAAGAATCGGCACACTCGAGGCGGTGGACCTCGGCGGAATTACCAATCCCTTCGAAGGCGCAGCCTTGGCGGCAGGCACGGCTGCTGCTGACGCGTTCCGTGCGGCCATGGGCAAGACCTATATCAAGGCACCTGATCTCTTCGGTGGCATGGCGGAGGCAGCACGCGGTCGCGCTTCCGGCTATGGTGAGGCGGCGGGTATGCTCTCGGAGGCCGCCTCCCGCCCGATGAACGCTTGGGAGGCCCTCAAGGCAGCAATCACCGGCGCGGGGAGAGAGGGCGAGGACGCTTTGGCTGGTGCTACTGAGGCGGCGGGCGCTGTATCCGATGGCTTTGATGCGGCAGGCCAAGCCGCTGGTGGGGCGGGCGGTGCGGCCAAGAAGGCGGCAGAAGAAGCGGCGACCGGCTGGGCGCAGGTTACAAAGTCCCTCGCGGACTATGCCAAGGGCGCGATGGATTGGGGCAAAGGGCTTGGCGAGACGCTGACCTCGGCCTTCTCTTCAGCGGAAAGCGCGTTCCGGCAGTTTGTGACCACCGGCAAGTTTGACTTCAAATCGCTGGTCTCCTCGATCTTGGCGGACCTCGCGACGCTTGCCTTCAAGAATGCAGTGTTGGGCCCACTTGCTTCCGCACTTTCGGGCATCTTTGGCGGTGGGATCTTTGGGGGTGGGGCAGCGGCTGCCGCAAACCCTATGGTGAACGCGAGCATCTGGCATACGGGCGGCATGGTGGGTGCGGGCGCGCCGATGCGCGCGGTGCCAGTCACCGCCTTTGCAGGTGCCCCTCGGCTGCATACAAGTGGCTGGGCAGGACTTCGACCTGATGAGGTTCCTGCGATCTTGCAGCGTGGAGAACGGGTGCTGAACCGTCGTGAGGCGGCTGGGTATGGACGGGGCGCTGGCACCGGCGTAACCGTGAACATCGACGCACGCGGGGCGCAGATGGGCGTGGCCGAGCAGATTGATGCGCGGCTGCGGGCTGCCATCCCTGAAATCGCCCGCATCGCGAAGGAAAGCGTGGCCGATGGGCGGCGCCGGGGCCAGGTGATCTGAGATGGCCATTCCAGTATTGCCCCTGACGCTCGTCGCCTCACTCGAGCGGCGGCTGGTTACGTCTGTGGCCGAGGCGCGCTCGCCTTTTACCGGCACATCCCAGATTCAGGACTGGGGCGCGTCCTGGTGGGAATACCAAATCGAGATGGCGGTGACCCAAGGGGCCAAGGCACGCCGCCTCTCGGCCTTCTTTGCGGCTCTAGGCGGCTTGCGGGGGCGGTTCTTGTTCCCCGATCCTTCCATCGAGTTGCCGGTGGCGGCGGGCAATCCTTATGTCACCGAGGTGCAAGTCGCTGGCTCCTCCACCCTGAAAACTGCTGGATGGGGAGTTGGCCTCAGGGCTGGTGATTTCTTTCAACTCGGATCTGATGCCACCACCCGGCTTTACCAGGTAACCGCGGATATCGTGCCCCTCGGGAGCGAGGCGGTGATCAACTTTGTGCCGCCGCTCAGAGCCTCAGTCCCGGCCGGTGCGCTTCTTGGTCTCAGCGCCCCGTCGGTGCTCTTGAGGCTCACCGCACCTGTGCCCACAGTGATTGGCCGCGCGGATCAGCACCGCTTCACCCTCTCCGCGCGCGAAGCGCTCTGACCAAAGCCATGTGAAAGCGAGCTCCTATGTCGCGTAACATCACACCCGCCTTCGCCACGGCACTGGCGGA